TGACATAGCAAAGTCTGATATTCCATTTGTAAACATATTCTTTCCTGCTCCAGATCCTAATGCACCGTAGGCAACAGAATCTCCTGTTGATTTCATAAATTCGACCCTACATCTGTCTATAAAGTTTGCAGCAAATGTGGATCCAGCACCTTGTAGGTTATCAGCATGTGAAGGGGTAATAAAAAAAGCATTAGCAAATATTGCTAATGCTGCTGGTAAAGCAATGAATTTAAATTTCATAGTATTAGTATAGTATAATTAAATTGGCAGGTGTTTGAGATACGGTTAACTAAGAATTAACTTTAAGCAAACTTTAGCTATTTAGGATTATCTGTTTTATAAAAGCCATTACCTTTAAACTGTACACCAATCGCTGTAAAGAATCTTGTCATTTCAGAATCACATTCTACGCATGTGTATCCAGGATCATCTTCAATCATTGATCTGTGTACTGACATCTTTGCATGTGCATCATCATATGAGCACTTATATTCGTATACTGGCATTACTTACCGCTCTTTTTCCTCGCCTTAGCTAAAGCATCAAAATCTTTTACTTTAGTATCTCCTAGGTAGCCCCAAGCATATCCATCTGTAATCATCTGTTCATTTATTGATATTGTTTGATCATCAATAAATATCCAGCCAAGAATTCTTCCATATTTTTCAGAAGAATCCATCTTTTCAGTTTTAATTTTTACTGCCTTAGCATCTTTTAATTTATATTTTAAATATTCTTTTGCTTCAAGGCCAAGCTTTTTTTCAGCCAAATCTTTTGTTCTTGACTCAGGCGTATCTATACCAGCTAATCTAACTCTTGATGCAAATAGTATATCAAAGCCTAGATCGATGAGGACATCAATTGTATCCCCATCAACTATACCTTCTACTTTTCTAACATAATACTCGTACATTACTTTTTCTTTACTGCAGCTTTCTTTACTGGAGCTGCTTTCTTTGCTGGAGCTTCTACCTTTTTGGCAATCGCTTTGCCAAATGATGGTCTTCCAAAACCTACAATAGAAACTAATTCACTTCTACGAAGCTTTGACCCATTCTTTTTCTTATATGCACGTGTTTTACGACATGCTTCTCCGCCATTTCTTTGATCTCCTTTTTTATCTGGAGCCGTGTTTCCTTCTACAGTATCTACAGTTCCATCTACATTTACGCCAACAACAATTCCAACATGAGAAATTCTATCTACGCCATCATTTGGAAAATCAAAATAAACAATATCTCCAATTTCTGGTGTTGCTGTTTCAGCCATCTGCCATGCTTCTGCTTTAATAAATGCTTGTGCACCTGCTGGTGTGTAAACAGTATTAGGTACTTTTACTCCCGCTTGGTCTGCACACCACATAACAAATGAACCACACCACGGCTGGAAGTTTGATTTTGTAAACTTGCCGTACTTTGTTTCATTATCCTTTGGACCTTCAATGGTTCCAACTTCTGCTAACGCTACTTCTACTAATCTTGCTGCTGATCCTTGTTCTGCTGACATTTTATTTCTCCTAGTTAAGTTATTTTAAATATTTAGTATATATATTATACCATTTCAGTTGTCTAAAACAATAGTGTCCCCAGATGGGCTCGAACCATCGACCCGCAGATTAAAAGTCTGCTGCTCTACCGACTGAGCTATAAGAACGTACCCCTGGCTGGGATCGAACCAGCGACCTACAGATTAGAAGTCTGTTGCTCTTCCGCTGAGCTACAAAGGTATGGAGCGAGTGACCAGAATCGAACTGGCACAATCAACTTGGAAGGATGATGCACTACCATTATGCAACACTCGCTTTGTGCAACAGGTAGGACTTGAACCTACGATTACCGAATTATGAGTTCGGGGCTTTAACCAACTAAGCTACTGTTGCCCAGTTTTATTATAGTGTACCGTCTTCATTTTTGTCAATAGAATTTTCTACGATCTGTTGAACATACTCAGAAAAATGTTTTCTTATTCCGCCCATTGGTCTATGTCCATAGGAATCCCAAATTCTTTTATACTCTATTACATTACTAAACGTTGTTGGGCATAGCATTATTCCTTCATATTCTCTAAATACAGTTGGAAGCGGAACATGTTTTCCACAGCACTTACATTCCTTTGCTCTTTCTTGGTAATTTATCATATTATTTGCATCCTATCCATAGCTTCTTTCAAATTTTCAGGCATCCTTGGTGGCTTAATCATATTGTAAGATGTTGTATCTGGGTCATCTTTGGCACCAAAATCGTTATCATAGCTCATTGATTCATATGTATGAACATTTATTTCTTGATTGTTATCAAACCTTGTTCTGCTAATTGAATTAAATATTGCTCCACATGTAGCATCAGCTAAATCTTTTGACCCTTTTCTAGGGTGATCTACCCTGTCCCTCATAATTCTAAGCTGACAGAGCTCATCTATAAGCAATGGTATGTGTGGTCCGATTAGTCTTTCTTCAGCAACAATCATTGCCATATCATCGTAGTGTTTTTTAGCAACAGACAAAATTTCTGTATTGATGCCGTATTGTTTTAATTGCTGCATCATATCATGAGAGTTCCATCTGTCAAAAGTGCATATGGCTATATTAAATCCTCTTGTTTTAAGAGAAAGAATATAGTCTTTAACTTCTGTAAAGTCAACAGATTTGTCTGCTGTTGGTGTCCAGTATCTAACTGCATCTATCTCTACAATCGGTGCTGGCTGCGAATATGTGTCGGTGACTTTTACGTTTACCCATTTATTAACATGCGCCATTGTTACCGCACAATGATCATGTTTTTGAGCTAGGTCTACGTGTATATAATATTTTTTATCTGGGTCTGGGAGAAACCATTCTTCAAGTCTTCCAAAGTTATCTACAGCTAATTGACCTACATTAAATGCTTTTTCTACTTTTTCTCTTGATTTGAAAAATGCATCAACCGCATCAGGTGGCATACAGGCAAATCTAGATAACGCATCAGTGGGGTTTGTATAGAACGCTGTCTTAAAGTCATCAATTTTTCTAACTGGGTTAATCTCCCAAGTCGGACGTTTAATTGCATACACTTTAGGTATTTTATAAGATATGATATGGTCTTCTTCCCATTGTATTTCAAACTCATTTCCTTCAGTGCCATCTGGGATCTCCTCGTACATCTTAAATTTATGGTCCCTGACTACAGTTTCTTTTTCTCCTACAACTGCATCGTATCTTTGTTGTATGTAATCGTTCTTAAATCTAGGAAATGAAAGAAGAATAACTTTACCAAAATCTGGAAAACGAGAGTCTACTGATGCCCTGTACATGTCGTATACCGCACTACCTGTTTTTGCTTGATCGTGACCAGTGGTATTGTCTATAGCAAAGCCAGAAATCTCATCTAAAATAACTACAATAACGTTGTATCCCTCCCAAGCTTCACGCTCAGAGTGACCTGAATGAACTGTTATAGCCTTATTGAATTGAATTTCAGATGCCTTGGAATAGTACTTACCAACAAACCATGGGGACCTGTCTATGCGGCTTCTAAAGCCTTTAAAAAATACGTTTGTGGCTTGCTGTGAGTTGATTGCAATATTAATAATATCAATAGAGTCTCCAGGAGGCTTGCCATAATATGTTGCTGGGTCCTTTAAACATAATAGTAAATATACTATATATGCCACCGCAATTGTAGAGCAGTAGTCTTTGCCAGAACCCTTTCCTAATTGAGCTACAACTTCATTAGCGGTTTGTTTAAATCTTGTATGGCCTTCATCTTCACCAAATAATTTTTTTAAAGTAGACTCTTTATATATTTGTGAACTTTTTTCAATTAATATATATTGATATTCTGAAAGTGGTGGTAGCCCTAAATATTTAGGATCATTTACAAATGTGCGTAAGTCAACTGGTTTCTCTTCAAATTCTTCGCCATCTAGAATATCAATTAGATCTGAAAAATCAAACGACATCAGCTTCCTCAATTATTACTGACTCAACTATACCAGTAATTTGAGATAGCCTTTTTGCAACATCCATTTTACACTTAGGGCATACGGCGGTAACTTCTTTTAAAATTCCAACTAAGACTTCCTGCTTACGCTCTGTCTCTGCAATTTGAGATGCTATCTGGGTATTTTCTAAAACCCCGACTGACTGTAGCATTGCTATTCTTTTAGTTTCTATGTCTGCTATTAGTTTTAGGGCTCCCGCCTTTACGCTTAGCTGTCCTTGAGTATCTGCGTCTTCTACGGTTTTCCAAGCCTCTTTAATAAGCATTGCATAGTGTTGATCGGCACCAGAGATTGCTTCCCTAGCACGGTCACGTATATTGCTATCATTGTGGACAACGCCTTTCCACTCATCAATAAATTCTAAAACTTCTTTACGTGAAAATCCTGTGTGGGTTGCTATTTGAGTTGCGGAATTACCTTTGAGCAATTCTTCAACCACTTTATTCATGCGGTCAAAGTGAACTGCTGGCTCTATTTCATTTGTCATATAGATTTATTATACTTCTAGTCAACTGAAATAGCAAATTCCTTTGCAACCTTTAGCAATATTAGATAGCCAATAAGGTCATCAATATCATTATCCCCTGGGTATTCTTCTCCCTTAATTAATCTATTTAGCTTATCATCAATTCGAACATATAGCTGCTCTTTTGGTCCCGCTTTTGAAAATATACGGACTGGATCTAGGGCGGAGTTCCCATATGAAATATTTTTTCTAATTAGCATGTGAGCAATTTCAAGGCAAGTATTTAAAATTTCGTGACCTGCCTCAGTCCCAACTGTAAGCATATAAAGATCGTCATACCTAAATTCTTTTGAATCTTCAAAAACTGGGGTTAGCTTCATTTAATTAAACCTTTTTCTTTTAGGGCTCTATATATGGTCATAGACGTTACGCCACATTCACTAGCAATTTCTTCCATACTCTTTCTTTGAACTACATATCTTCTATACAGCCAATCTTTACTTTGATATAACTTCATCGCTCTGTTAGTACTTTGTTAGCATAATGTGCAATACCAAAGCTATCTGCAACGTCAAAATCCACCACATTTAAATTATACTTCCTGTTAAAGTAGTCAGCAGTTCTCTGCTTTCTCATGGTCCTTATTTTATTTTTATACCAAGAGTCTGCGTACCCTGGGTTTAGTCTTCTTATTTCTGACTTTTCATCTTTGGTTGGATTTTTATTTCCAATGTACGCTTGCCAAGCGGAA